TGCTTCATTTGCGTTCCTTGCAGACATTCTAAATGTAAAAGAGAATGGTCTCAATGATGGTTTTTGGAAAAGAAGTTCAAGATTAGGATTGACGACTTTACCTTGTGTTCTTGATAAGATATTTTTGACTCCTGTTGCAGAAGATACGGCAGCAGCTCCAATCCCGTCTTGAAATTCTTTTGTACCTGTTTGTACTTGTTTTGCTGCGTCACTTATTCCAGAAGTATCACCGGCCATAACAAGTTTTAATGCTGAATTTGCCAGCGCTGCTTCTAATGGATTCATTGTATCTTCACCCCAACCAGCAGCATTCGAATCTTTGATACCAGATTGAATAGGAAGAGTTACTGTTCCCTTGCTTCTACCACCTGTAGCTCCAGTTTTAACTCTGGGTCTATCGTCAAAACTGAATCCTGTAATATTTTTTGATGCATATGTCAATGCAGTAAATGTTATAACATCTTGTCCATCTGATATGTTTTGAGGATACTGCATATCCCTTCCACTACCAAAGTCTCTAGTAGTAGTTTCTGTAACATCAGCACCTTGCGAATCTCCAGATTCTGGTTGTGTGGAGGTATTTTTTGCACTAGAAATAATATTACCTTTCTCTTCAGGTGATATAGTTGGTTCTTTATCTATTTTTTTCTGAATATTAGCATCAATATTTTTTTGAATATCACTTCTTTTACTTGAACCTAGATCCTTAACTAAATCAGCACCTGCTACTCCATCCATTAAAGGATACTTTGGATCAGAAAATTGATATGTTTTTCCACCATCCTTTGTAATTGCCGCAGGTTGCCAAGTTCCATTTTTAACAATATAAACTACACTTTCAGATCCTGTTATTTCTGTTCCAGATCCTTGAGTTATTGTTGTAGCAGTTGCATGATAAATTCCTGTTCCTGAACTGCTTCCCATCGCACCAGGTTTTTTACCGACTTCAGTTTTTGATTGACCAGAACAAATTGATCCAGCTGGACATGGAGGGGTTCCTGCACCTTAGCCCAATCGAACAATCCCATTTATCGACTACTTATTTTATCTATTTAGCACAACTTTCTTATAGTTTAGTGACATAAGATCATCAAGTTCTTCTTGTTGAACAACATATACTTGACTTCCTAGTTCTGCCCAAGTATATTGTCGGTAATCTCTGAGATGAAAGTTAATTCCACGAAATCCCCATGGTAATATATCACTTACTGCAACTAATGGGTGTTGATCATATTGAATATTTGGTGTTTTGGCATAATACTTGAAGGTGCATATAGTTCCTGCTTCAGGTATTGGTGTCACAGTATCATTCAATGCATATAGTATCAAATCCATCCTATCTCCAAGATCTTTTTCAGATTTAAACTCTTGAATATTAGGTTCTATGCGGTTCATTTGATACCTAGTTCGTCTTCTGTGATTATTTTAAAATTTATTCTTCTGTCTTCACAAAATTCAACTGCTGCTTTCCACTTTGCTTGATTGACAGCATATGTTTTACATTCATAAATGTAAGACTTAGTAACCCTTGATTTCTTTTTGGGTGCCATTGTCTGTCTTTTTGGTTTTACCTCTATCACATAGGTCTTAATATGACCTGTACTTTCCTTTACTTTCATTATAAAATCTGGAAAGTAACGATGAACTCTATTATCTAGTGGTGAGACATAAGGAATATAAAATTCTTCACTACCCCACTCAAGAATGTTTTCATTTAGATCGCAATAACGGCAAAATTTTCTTTCCCAACTACTACGACATATGATATTGTTGGAATTTCCTTTATATTTTTTAGGAAATGATGGTTTGTATTTGCTTTTTACACTTTCTCCCATACATAGTATACAAGGTAAAACTATTTATAAATGCCTAACAGAAAATCACTTAGTGATATAAGAGCAACAATATTGAAACCTGCGATGACCTCGCAGTTTATGGTGTATGTTGACTTTCCTACTAAAGTTAAATCATACATGACTGAGAGAAAACTTGCAGATCCTCAAGGTGGAGTTCTCAGAGGTGGACTAAATCTTGCATGTTCTGAAGCTTCTCTTCCAGGATCTTCTCTAGCAACTTTAGAACTTACTAGTGATCGCACTGGTGTGACTGAAAGGCATGTGCATAGAAGAATGTTTGATGAAAGAATTGATTTAACATTTTATGTTGATGCAGATAATTATCTTCCAATTAGAGCATTTGAATATTGGAAAGAATATATTACTGGAGGAAATACTACGACTGAGTTGGCTGCTGCTAATCATTTTTATAGAATGAATTATCCTGATGATTACATAACTGGTGGTGGTGGTGGAGAACTTAGGGTTGTAAAATTTGAAAGAGATTCTGACGGATCATTTAGAGGAAATACTGGTGTTGTAAATGGGTCTCAAAATGGACTTACATATAATTTTGTAAGGGCATTTCCCATAGCAGTTGCATCTATGCCTATTTCTTATGAAGCATCTTCACTTTTAAAATGCACAGTATCAATGACATATATTAGATACTTCATATCTAATGGACTAGGAGATTCTGATAATAATCCAGCACCAGTATCTTCATCTCAAACACCTGCTTTGAATAAAGAAAATAATAATAATGAATATTATAATAACTTTGGGGATAATAGTCAAAATGCAACTAACTTTTCTGATTTTCTTAACGGTTCAAATCTTAGTATCTACGGAGAATCTATTGCATAACTACAATAAATAATCACACTGAAACACATCTATAGGTCATTATGCCATTACCAAAAATTGTTGCCCCAACTTATGAACTTGAGTTGCCATCGACAGGACAAGATATCAAATATAGACCTTTTCTGGTAAAAGAAGAGAAGGTTCTTGTGATCGCATTAGAGAGTGAAGATACAAAACAAATTACTAATGCGATTAAGTCAGTTATTAAAAACTGCATCCTCACTAAAGGAATTAAAGTAGAGACACTTCCTACATTTGATATTGAATATTTGTTCCTTAACATCCGTGGAAAGTCTGTTGGAGAAACTGTTGAAGTAAATATTATTTGTCCAGATGATGAAACTACTCAAGTTCCTGTGACGATTGACCTTGATGAGATTAAAGTTAAGAAGAATGATGATCATACAAATCAAATACAGATTGATGACCAGATTACAATGGTTATGAAGTATCCTTCATTGGAACAATTTATTAAGAGCAACTTTGATTTTAAAGATCAAAATGCTATGGACCAATCATTTGAATTGATTGCATCTTGTATTGAATCTATCTGTACTGAAGAAGAAGTATGGGCAACTGCAGATTGTACTAAAAAAGAAGTCACAGAATTTCTTGAATCTATGAACTCCTCACAGTTTAAGGGTATTGAATCATTCTTTGAGACAATGCCTAAACTTTCTCATACGATTAAAGTTACGAATCCTCAAACAAAAGTTGAGAGTGAAGTTGTTCTTGAGGGGCTTTCAAGTTTTTTCGCATAGCCCTCATACACATGAGTCTAGAGGGTTATTACCGTCTTAATTTTTCGTTAATGCAATACCATAAATACTCACTAACAGAGATTGAAAATATGCTTCCGTGGGAACGGGACATTTATGTGGCATTATTACAACAGCATCTTGAAGAAGAAAAACTAAAGCATCAACAAGCGAATGGCATCTAGGACTAGCACCGATCCAATAGAAATACTAATTGATTTGGGAATGGACCTAGGTGACTTCTCCGATCAGGATTATCTTGGTGCTTTGATGGAGTCGATTGCCACTATTGAATTTCAAACCAAAGGAAAAGGTGATGCTCGCAGTGCTGCTCTTAGAAAAGAAGTAGCAAAGATAAGAAAAGAGAGAAGAGAAAGAAAAAATGTTGATCCTAAAAAGAAATTAGAAAATCCTGAAACAATATGGTCTAATATTAAATATAATGCACCGCAGGCAAAGAAGACAAAGATATCTACAGATAGTTTCAAGAAAGGGACTGCAACAGAAACTGCTCCTCAATCTATAGGTCAAAAAGCACTACCACCTGCCATAAAACCAAAGACTTCAATCATTCCTTATGTAAAACCTGATGAGGTTGATGATGAAGAGGAAGGTGGTAAAAAGAAAAAAGCAAGAACAAGAAAGAAAAAAGATAAAGATCAAAATTTATTAGAAGGAATTGCAAAGAGTGTCAGTAACATTGCTGATATT